CGGCAGCCTCTACGGCGTGGACGTGTACGTTTCTACCAACCTGCCCACCGAGAACACCGACGAAAAAGGCGCTCTGCTTATGCACAAAGACGCCATCGTGTTCGCGGAGCAGCTTGGCGTTCGCGTGCAGACCCAGTACAAGCAAGAGTACCTTGCTGACCTGATGACCGCCGACACCCTGTACGGCGTTGAGACCTACCGTCCTGAGGCTGGTGTGAAGCTCTTCGGTACCGTCTAAGCAATACAGCCGAGCCGGGGCGGCTTATAAACCCCGGCACTTATTCAGAAGCATAGCTGGCTGTTAGACCCGAAGTGGCAACAGCAGCGCCCTCTAAGACTGGATACGGAAGGTATCTTAATATGGCAATTACGTATACCCCCACGACCAACTTCGGTGCAAAAGATTCGTTGCCTACTAACGACCCCGATAAGGTCATTAAGGGTAGCGAGTTTACCACTGAGTTCACCGCGATTCAAACCGCTTTCGGCTTGGCTGCTCCTAACGCATCGCCTACCTTTACCGGCACTGTAACGATTGGCAGTGTTGACATCAACGGCGGCGCTATCGACGGCACCACCATTGGCGGCGCTACGCCCGCTGCGGGTTCTTTCACGACTGTTAGCGCTACCGGAAACATTACGGTTGGCGGAACGGTTGATGGGCGTGACGTAGCCGCTGATGGCACGAAGCTGGATGGCGTTGAAGCAGGCGCTGACGTAACCGATACGGCTAACGTAACGGCTGCTGGGGCTTTGATGGACAGCGAGCTGACGGACATTGCGGCGGTAAAGGCTCTGGATCAAGGCGTTGCCACGACGGACAGCCCGAGCTTTGCAGGTCTTACTGCTACCGGAAGCGTTAGCCTCGCAGGCGCCTCGACCTCGGCTACTATAAATTTTCCAGACGGCGTAGGTGCTTATTTTGGAACTGGCAATGATTTGCAAATTTATCATTCAGGTACTGAAAGCATTATTGCTGATGCTGGAACGGGAAATTTAAATCTTAGAGGTCAAAACCAAATCGTATTGGCTACGGCAAGTGGCTCAGAAACGTATGCGGCTTTTAACGTAAATGGTGCATCACAACTTTATTACGACAACAGCGCCAAACTCGCCACCACCGCCACCGGCATCGACGTAACCGGCACCGTCACGGCTGATGGGCTGACTGTTAATACTATTTCGGTTGCTGTTTCTCAGGAAGGTTCAGTTCTTCTTGGTGCAAATGCCCAGTACGGGATGCAATTAAAGCAATACACTACTGATGGAGGCACTCCGCACGCTTCTGTTGTAGCCCCTGATGACACTAACGGGTGGCTGTCTATTGAAGTTGGTGGCGACCAGAACGAGGCCGCAAGATTTGCTGCCAACGGCGACATCTCCTTCTACGAGGACACCGGCACGACCGCGAAGTTCTTCTGGGATGCGAGTGCGGAGGCGTTGGGATTGGGGACGACGAGTCCGTCTGCTTTGGCTGATATATATGATTCCGCGTCTTCAAGCTCAAACGATCTTTTTCATGTCCGAGATTATCTTGGCGGCGGGTCTGATAAGACTCGTTTAATTGTTAAAAATGGCGGCAACGTCGGGATTGGTACGTCAAGTCCTGCTTCTATATTAGATGTGACTGGAGCTTCTGCGAATGTTGCCAAGTTTAAAAGAAGCACTGTAGGAACCGCAGAGGTTTTAATTGATACCGTAGGTAGTGGCGATGCTCAATTAGTATTTGCTGACAATGGCACTGATTCCTATGCTATTGGTAGAGATAATAGCAATGGGGATTTTGTAATTGCCGCAAGTGGCGCATTAGGCACAAACAATCTAATTAATATTGAAAGCGGCGGAAACGTCGGGATTGGGACGAGTTCGCCTAGTTCTAAATTACATGTACAGGGAACGTCTTACTTCTTCGACCAATCCATCTTTGGCGATAAAATAGGGATTGGGACGAGTTCGCCTGCCACGGCGCTTGATGTAGCCGGCACCGTCACGGCTGATGGGCTGACGGTTAATGATACTACTGGAACCGTTGCAACGTTCACTTCAAGCGGCGTAACCACGGCTTTAAACATGGATAACACCCACGCAAATGGGTGGGGCAGCAACATTGCATTTAAAACCGGCGGGACCGCTGCGGGATATTTTGGGTCAATCGGGAGTCTTCTTGGAAATACGGACCAAGATTTATCGGTTTACGCAACTGCTGGAAATGGTTTTCGTGTTTACACTAATGGAAACAATGAACGACTTAGGGTTACCAGCGCAGGCAACGTCGGGATTGGGACGAGCAGCCCGGGACAAGCTCTTTCCGTAGAAAGCAGTTCAGTAGGCGTTACAAGAGTTAGTATAACCAACACTGGAAATGCCGCCGCAGGTGCTGGCGTTCAGCTTGTTACAAAAAATGGCGCTACTCAGGTAAGCAACGCAACACTTCGCACAGACAATGCAGGCAACTTTAGTATCTTTTCAGGTACTACAGGTGAAACAGAACGCATGCGCATCGACTCCAGCGGCAACGTCGGGATTGGGACGACGACGGCACCCGGTTCAAACGGCAAGGGCATTGCTATTTATCAGAGCGATTACCCACGCCTTACTTTTAGAAATAGCACGACTGGAGATGGCGCGACTGATGGGACGCAGTTTGCTGGCGTAGGTGCAGATTTTGAAATCTACAATAAGGAAAACGGATTTATTGCTTTCGGCACCAACAACACCGAACGCATGCGCATCGGGTCAGACGGCAATGTTTCTATTGGCACAACCAGCACTGGTGGCAACGCCGCAATTGTGCTATCGACATCTAGCTTCACGATTGGAATAAAACATTTTGCAAGCGACGGGCAAACGTCAAACAGCTTTGAGGTTGGTGGTTCCCTTGTAGGATCAATTACTCACACCACGACAACCACCGCCTACAACACCTCCTCCGACGCTCGCCTGAAGGAAAACATCGCGGACGCAGAGGACGCCGGGGCCAAGGTAGACGCCATCCAAGTTCGCCAGTTCGACTGGAAAGCCGATGGCGCGCATCAAGACTACGGTATGATCGCTCAGGAATTACTTGAAGTAGCTCCAGAGGCTGTAAGCGGCGACCCCGAGTCTGACGACATGATGGGCGTGGATTATTCCAAGCTGGTGCCCATGATGCTAAAGGAAATCCAATCCCTACGCGCCCGCGTGGCGCAACTTGAAGGAGCATAAAAATGTCAGCAACTTTTAACTGGACCATCTCGACCCTTGAGCGCGAGCTTTCCGACGGGGGCGTTATCGTGGCGCACTGGCGCTGCACGGCCTCTGAGACTGTTGGGGAAGATACCTTCTCCGCTTCCTCCTACGGCACCTGCGGCTTCACCTACGACGCCTCTAGCCCGGACTTTGTGCCCTACGACAGCCTTACGGAAGCGACCGTGCTTGGCTGGGTGTGGGCTGACGGCGTGGACAAGGACGCAACCGAGGCGGCGCTACAAGCCAAGATTGACGCTGACAAGAACCCCGTAACGGCTGCTGGAGTGCCTTGGTAATGGACGCTTTCTTCGCTTTCTTTGACGCATTCCCTGCATGGCTTACGGCGATTACGGCGTTAGTCTCCGCAGCGACGGCCATCACGGCGCTGACGCCCACGAAGGTTGACGACAAGTACGTAGCTCTTGCGCTCCGTGTTCTTAACGTCGTGGCCGGTAACGTAGGCAAGAACCGCAACGCTGACGGCTAGGCCCCGTGGACGGGCCTGATCAGCTAGAGTTATTGCTGTCGCTGTGGCCCGTCTTTGCTGGCTTTATTAGCTTGGTCATAGTGTTAGCTAAAATGCACAGCGAGCTGGAAACCGTAAAGGAGAAGGTTCGCGTACTGTTTGAACTTTGGAACGGGCGGGACAGGTAATGCTACAACAGCTAATAGGTCCCGTCACAGGACTGCTAGATAAGTTTATTGAAGACAAAGACCAGAAAGCAGCGCTTGCTCATGAGATTGCTACGATGGCTGAGCGCCATGCGCAAGAGCGCGCCATGGCCCAAACCGAAATTAATAAGCAAGAAGCTTCGCATCGTAATATGTGGGTTGCTGGATGGCGTCCTTTCGTAGGCTGGGTGTGTGGCGTAGCGCTAGCGTGGCACTTTGTGCTAGCCCCAGTTGTTTTATTTGTTGCATCGTGGCTTGACGTATTCCTTCCGCCTCTCCCCGCATTTGACATGGATAGCTTAATGACTGTATTGCTAGGCATGTTGGGCCTGGGTGGTTTGCGCAGCTACGAAAAAGCTAAAGGACTTACACGTTAATGCAACAGCTTCAAGACAATGCTCATAAGGTTGCAGACCAGTTAGCCGCTACGTCCGTACTTAGCGCCATTACTGCCAACCTTCCGCTTATCACTGAGTGGATGCAGATGATTGCTGCGCTTATTGGTATTTGCTCCGGTTTGGCAGCGCTGCGTTTCTACCTTAAGCGCACCTCAAATCTTGACAAGGAAGACTAATGGGTGGCTTTAACTTAAACATTCCTTTAAGCTTTAACGGCATTACTATTACGCCACAGCAGATTCAAAATGCTGTAGCTGCACAAAACGCACAGCCGGTGCAAACGCTTACGGAAGCTGTGGCTGCTATGCCAGCACAAGCGCCTGCTGCTACTCCGGCGCAAGACGTTACTCCAGCAACTGTAGTCGCGCCAGCGCCTGTTGCAACTACTAGTCCAGAAGTGGGCAAAGCAGGTGGCGTTGTGTCTGCAGGCTCTATGGGCCTTCCTGGGCTTTCTGATCTTGAAGTAGCTACGTCGCTTGGTTTAGAGTACACTGGCGACCGCGACCAAGATCAAATGGTTCAAGACGCAGTAGAACAAGCACGCGCTAGTGAGTTTTTGTTTTCAGAATCAGCATTATCTGATGAAGAGCTTGCGCAACGTACGCAACAGTTTGAAGATACTATTGCGCAGCTTCAAACCGACAAAGCTATGCAAGAGCAGTGGTTTGGAGAGCGTGACACTCGTAAGTTTGACTTAAGCCCTGCCGATATTCTTAAGGTAGCGGCTTCGTTTGCTATTCCATATGCTGCTCCGCTTATTACTGGCGGCGGAATGCTAAGCACTATGCTTACTCAAGCAGCTCTTGGCGGCGGCCTTGCAGCAGCAACCGGTGAAGACCCAATTAAAGGCGCATTAAGCAGTGCGTTTTTAACTAACCCTGCGCAAGCGTCGGCTGGAACTAACCTTGGCAAGCTGGCAAAACAAACTGCTGAAGTTTTTGGCAACAGTAAAAACGAACCGGCTCCTGACGCACAGCCTGCGTCTGTGGTTGAACAAGTATTTGCTGACGTGCTTCCGCGCCCTGACTATACGACTGAGCAGCCTACGCCAGCCCCTGCGCCTTCTTTGCCGGTAGATATTACCGAGCCTCCTTTGCTTGAGCCGGATATTCCTACGCCTGTTGTAACGCCTCCTGTAGAGCCTACGCCTACACCTGTTGATAGCGGCGGTGGTGGCGGAGCGCAATCAGGAGGTGCACAGCAGCCAGCAGCGCCTACGCAACCGGAAGATATTACGCAAGACACCACAGCACCTGAGGGCTTTGAGCCAGTGCTGCCGCCAAGCTATTCAGAAACTATTAATAATGTTCTTGAGCAGCTTGATGTGTTTCGCCAAGAAGGGCAAAGCAGCACGCAAGCCGTTCAAGATGCTGTAGATTCTGTTGCAAGCTCTATGGACATGACGCGTGAAGAGTTGCTTGGTGAGCTGGGCACTACGCAAGAGAACATCCTGGCTGACATTGCGGTGCGTGACGAAACGCTTCGTGGTGAAATGGAAGCAGGACAAGCCGCTGCGGCTGAAGAGCGTCAGGCTATTATAGATCAAGTAGCGGCTAACGAAGAAGCTGGTATGACTCGTGACGACGCGCTTCAAGAAGCCATTGACGCCGTTGCTGCGGCTAACAATACGACCCGTGAAGACCTTCTTGGACAGCTAGGCGCTACGGAAGAAACGCTTGCAGGTCAGATTGAAACGCTGAGTGAAACGGCAGCTACGGAACGTCAAGCAATTATTGATGAAGTGCGTGCTAACGAAGCGGCAGGCATGGAGCGCACTGATGCGCTGCAAGCAGCCATTGACGCCATTGCGGAAGCTAACAATACGACCCGTGAAGACCTGCTAGCAGAAATGGGCACCTCTCAAGAAGCAATCCTTACGGAAGTTAACGCGCAGCTTGAAGGCATTACGGGTTCTATTGAAGGCTTGCAAGGTGGCGTTACGCGCAATGAAGAGTTGATTGGTGCTGTTAACGAACGTCTTGATCAATACGTAGCAGAAGGTCAGACGCGAGCGGATGCGCTAGAGCAAGCCGTTGCGGACGTTGCGGCCCAAACCGATCAGTCCTTTATGGACGTGCTTGGCTACCTTGGCGACCTGCAAGAAAACGTTAACGTAGATGTTGAGAACGTACGCGTTGCTGGCGAAGAGGGTCGTCAAGCAATCCTTGATCAAGTGGTAGCTAACAAAGCGGCTGGCATGGAGCGTGACGCAGCGCTAGACGAAGCCATTGCTGGAGTAGCAGATAGCTTAGGCGTAGCTGTTGAAGACTTGCTTGACCAAATAGGCACAAACCGTGGCGAACTGGAAGGCGCTATTGGCACGCTAGAGCAGCAAGTAGCAGACGTACAAACTAACGTGCTGGAGCAAGTAGCAGCCAACGAGCAGGCCGGTATGGACCGTGACGCTGCGCTAGAGACTGCCGTTAACAAAGTGTCTGAACAGCTTGGCGTAACCCGCGAAGGTTTGCTAGAGCAGCTAGGCGCTACGGAAGAGACTTTAAGCGGGCGCATTGGCGAGCTACAAACCAGCGTTGAGCAGCAAGTAGCAGACGCTCAGGCTAGCGTGCTGGAGCAAGTAGCTGCCAATGAAGAAGCCGGAATGGCTCGCGATGAGGCATTAGACGAAGCTATTGCAACTGTTGCTGACAACCTTGATGTAGCCGTTGAAGACTTGTTGTCTCAAATGGGTACGAATCGTAGCGAACTTGAAACGTTAGTTACGGAAGGGCAACAAGTTCTTGAAGAGCAGATTACGCAGTCTCAGGAAACGGTGCTAGAAGAAGTAAGGGCCAATGAGGCTGCAGGACAGAGCCGTGACGAGGCGTTAAGCAACGCCCTAGAGGGAGTAGCGGCTGATCTTGGCGTGGCTGTGAGCGACATTCTAAGCCAAGTAAACGCTAATGAAGCGGCAGGCATGGCGCGTGATCAAGCTATTGGTGAAGCCATTGGCGGTATGGGTCAAGAGCTGGGCTCTGGGCTTATGTCTGTGGCTGCTGAAGTTTCAATGTTTCAGCCTAAATGGAACGAGTTGTTTCAGTACACTACGCTTAAGCCGTATCAAAAGAAAGCTATTACGCCGTTTGCGCAATACATTACGCAAGCTAAAGGAATGTTATCATGACGTATTTGGAAGCAGTGAATCAAGTGCTGCAGCGCCTCCGTGAAGACACCGTAACGGACGTAACGGGTCTTGACGATCCCGTAGCAGAGATGGTTGTGTCGCTTGTTAACGATGCCAAGCAGCTTGTCGAAGATGCACACACGTGGAATGCGCTGCGTTCTGACTGGGCCATTACCACTGCCGCTGGCGACAATCTGTACAGCTTGACAAATGCCGGAAATTATGGTAAAATAGAGTATATCGTTAAGGACGACGGAACGGAGCTTACGGAAGAAACCCTTTACAGCTTGCGCAAACGACAAGCTGCTTCGCCCGCCGATAACAAACCAAAATATTATGCTGTTAACGGTACTGACGCTAGCGGCGACATTCAGCTACAACTATTCCCGCAGCCTGACGCCGTATACAACTACACCGTATATGGTTTTAAGCGTCAAGCAGAACTTAGCAACAAGGCTGACGTATTGCTTGTACCTGGTAAGCCTGTTGTGTACACAGCGCTAGCTATGGCAGCACGTGAGCGTGGCGAGGTGGGCGGTCAAACGGCAGCAGAGTTGTTTGCGCTGGCCGGTACGTACCTTAGCGACGCCATTGCGTGGGACTCTTCGCTTAACGATCTTGACAATATCTGGATGACTGTGTAATGGCGCAGCAACAACAGAACATTACGGTTAGCGCTCCGGGGTTCCAAGGGCTGAATACGGAAGACTCTCCGCTTCAGCAAGACCCTGGCTTTGCGCTTGTGGCCGACAATGCTGTTGTGGATAAGTTTGGTCGTATTGGTTCGCGCAAGCCGTGGACGGAGTTTACCACTGCGGTTAACGTAACGTATAGCGCAGCGGCTGGCGTAGCGGACACGCAGATTAAGACGCACCGCCTAGGCAATGGCGACATCAACGGCGTTACGTACGTGCTAGCTACGGTTGGTGTGTATCAATATAACGCCTCTGGCTCTTTGCTACAAGACGACTACTTTATCTGCAAGCTTACCACTAGCTCTGGCCCTGTGTACGAGCTAGATGAGATTAGCTATCCAACGCTTATTGACGACAGCGCTTTGGCTGACGCTAAGATTGTTAGCTTTAACGACAAGCTATATGTTTTTAGCGCTGGCAATGAATGCCTTGAATACGACGGCAGCACTATTGTCAAGCTGTTTACGGGCACCAATGACGTAGACTACATTAAGCCGCAAGACGACAGCGGCACCATTGCCGCAGTTATTAACGGTGACGTAGCTACAGCCGCTTACGGGCGCTTGTGGGTTAGTGGTGTTGACGGCGACTACCAAACAATTTACTACAGCGACCTCCTCATTGCTACGCAGTGGTACGACGGACGCGCTGTGCCCGCCGATGCGCAAAACACTGGCGGTATTCTTAACATTAACGAATACTGGCCGCGTGGCACTGACCGTATCGTAGGGATTGTAGCGCATAACAACGCTCTGTTTATCATGGGGCGTCAATCTATTTTGGTGTATAACAACGCTGCTAGCGGCGATCCAGCAGGCAATGACGGCATTGTACTGGCTGATACGATTAGCGGTATTGGCTGCGTAAACCGTGACGCCATTGCTAACATTGGCTCTGACGTTCTGTTTGTAGACGACTCCGGTGTGCGCTCTATTGGCCGCACCATCCAAGAAAAGTCTGCACCGCTTAATGATTTGACTTCTAACGTACGCCGCGACATTACGGACATCATTGCGCTTACGGCTGACAAGACCACCATTTCGCTGTCCTACTGGCCTGATGAAAACTTAACGGTTGTTAACTTTAGTAACGACTTACAAGCCTTTGCGATTGAGATGCGAGCGCCTAGCGTAACGGGTGGTAACAAGGTAACGCGCTGGACCAATACGGTCTGGGAGCGTGCCATGTACTACGAGATTGACGGCGAGGCTCGCGTGTTGCTTGCAAGTAGTGCTAGCAACTACGGTTGTTTCTTATACGAAGACGGCTTGAATTATAACAACCAACCGTTTGAGTTTAAGTACGAGTCTAATTCGTTTACGTTTGGTCAACCAGCTAACACTAAGTTTATTAAGCAGATTGACTTCACCGTTGTGTCTACGCTAACGGACGCTCAAGCGTATGCGGGTTGGGGTTATAGCGGGCGCCTTGATTATACGAAAGCTTTGACGATTGCAGCTCAAGCGCCTGCGCTATATAACGTAGCATACTTTAACCAAGACGACGAATACGGTCCCGGCCTTACGACTGTCCGCCGCTATCGTGTTAACGCTAAAGGGAGCGGTGAGTCTGTGATTATTGGATTCCGTACTGAAGTAAACGGTAACACGTTCAGCCTTCAAGAGATTAACGTACAGACCCTTATTGGGAGGATTATCTAAATGAGCCTTTTTGATTTGCTGGCAGGTGCCGGTAGCGCTGCTGCTGGCTACCAAATGGCTGAGGATATTCGGCAGACTGGCCGTACTGGCGCACAACAGATGCAAGCGCTTGGTCAACAGCTACAAGACCAATCAGCTTTCCGTGGCTATGGCGTACAGACGGGCCTAGGACGCTCTACAGTAGCGCCTACGGGGAGTTTGGACTTAGGCGTAGGGCCACAGCAGGGTCTAATGCAAGGCGGTCAGCAGCTCTATGGGGGCGCTCAGGCGGCATTAGGGCAGGCAATGCAAACTCCTGCGGCTCGCGAGCAAGCAATCTTTGAACGCGCTATGGCTATGCAGAACCCAGCGCTAGACCGCGCACAGGCCGCACAGCAAGCCCGTGAGTTTGCTATGGGACGTGGCGGACTGCGTGGCGCACAGTTCGGTGGCACCGCTGAGGATGCTGCTATGGCCCGTGCACGCGCTGAGGCAAGCAATGCGGCAGCCTTCCAGGCTATGCAGCAAGCACAGCAAGAAGCGCAGACGCAGACGCAAGCAGCTAACGTGGCTGGTCAGCTTGGCCTTCAGGGCTACACTACGGCGTTTAGCCCAATGCAGCAGCAGCTTGAGGCGCTTAAGCTTGGCACTGGGCAGGCAGAGCTGGCACAAACTGGTCAGCTTACCGGAGCAGGTTACGGTTCACAGCTTGGCTTGGGTGCGCTGCAGTCGCAAATCAACGCAGAGTACGCAGCAAGCCAGCTCTTTGGTAATTTGTTTGGCGCCGGTATGAATGCTATTCGTGGCCTTGGCGCTAACACTGCACCGGGAACCAGCTTTTGGGATGAACTCAAAGGCATCTTGGGTATTTAAGGAGACAGCAAATGGCAGGTAGAGATGCAAGCGCCAGTCTTGGCGGAATGCTGTCGCAGATTGGCGGAACGATTGGAAGCATGGGGCAGGCGGGTCAGGGCTTGATGGCGCCGATTAGCACCACGTTTCGTCCTAACGTAGATGTTTCAGACCCGTTATCGCTACAACGTCAATCACAGTTTTATGGAAAGATTGGAAACGTAGCGCAGCAAAAAGCATTTGCAGATCAAGCTATTGTTGTAGACAAGCAGCAGAAAGCGCAGCGTGCGCAGCAAGGCCAAGCCGCCATTGTTAAAATTCAAGAAGCAATGACGGCTACCATGAATGACCCCGCAATGCCAGAAGAACTTAAGCGGCAGCGTATTGCTGTATTACAAAATGCAGCTAACGAAGCAGCGACTAAGTTTGGCTTAGACCCTACGCAAACTATGGACATGGGTCGTGAAGTACAGTCTGGATACAATGCGTTAGAAACACAACGCGAAAATTTAGAAGCAATTAGCCGCTCAAATCAACGACAAATTGGAACTATGGCGTTAGAAGCTGCTGCAGATAATCCAGAACGGTTTGAAGAAGTAAAGAATGATTTGAAAGCTCGCGGGTTTGGCGATATAGTCCGTGGTTACGAATTGGGACAGCAAGAATACGAAGCTAAAATGGCAGAGCATGAAGCTAAGATTGCAGAAAATGGGCAATGGACCACTGAAGAAACGGCACTGGCTACTGAGCTTGGCGTATCAACTAGCGAACTAGCTACGTGGAAGTCTAATCCCCCGCGTGGGCGTATTGCTTTGCGTCAGCGTGCGCAGTCTGAAGCTGCTAAGGTACGCACTGAGCAAAGAGAGCGCACCCTTGCAGACGGTGTAGTGAAAGACCTTGTGCCTGGAGTGTTGCGTACGCTTAAGCGCGAAGGCTCTGAATGGTTTGACATTTTTGATAAAGACGTAGAAGACCTTGCTGACGACATTCTTAGCGACGAAGAAGCGCTTGCTGATATTACGGCGTTAGTGCGCGCCTCTGGCGTAAAGAACCCAGCAGAAGTTAAAGAGATTCTTCTTGCTGAAATGCGCAAGAAAGACCAAAGCATTTGGCAAGAATGGGGCTGGGCAAAGAACGCTGTTGATTCTTATAACGAAGGACGCGGCGTTAAAACTATAAACGTAGACGGCAAAGAAGTAACTATTGAAGAAGTTACGGAGTAATAATGCCAACATACAAAATCACTGTTGACGGCAAGACGTTTAAGGTTACCGCTCCAGACCAAGAGAGTGCTTTGGCGGCCCTCAATATGCAAGAGCAAGACCTTACGACTACCGCCGAGGACATTCAAGGCGCAGGCACTAAGATTCTTGACGGCTTGCTGCTTGGCTTTGGTGATGAAGCCGCAGCAGCTATGCGTGCTGGCATTGATGTTGGTGTTGCGGGGCTGTTTGGTGAAGAGGCGTCGCTATATGGCGGCGACTTCTCGCGTGCCTATGAAAACATTGTGGCCCAGCAGCGTGACGTTGAGAAGCGCTTTGAGCAGCAAAACCCTAAGCTTGCGCTTGGGCTTGAAGTTGCTGCTGGGCTGCCTACTGGAGCAGCTACCGGTAAGGCGGCTCTCATGGGCGCTAGCAAGGCCGCAGCGGCAGCAGGCAAGGCAGGTACTACTCGTGCTTCTAACGCCCTTGCAGGGGCCGCTGTGGGCGCTGTAGAGGGTGGTACGTACGCTCTCAACGAGAAGGAAGGGGATATTGGGGAGCGCATCGACTCGCTTACTATGCAAGACGCCTTGATTGCTGGCCTGGGCGGTGCTGCTGGCGCTGTTGGTGGATCGCTAGTGCGCGGCACGTCACCGGAAAGCCGTACCATTGGCGAGCTGTCTAGTGGCGTGGTAAATCGTTTGAACACGGCTGCTAAGTCTACGGCTATTAAGACCAAAGAAGTAGCGGACGATATTGGAGAGGTGGCGTACAAGGCCGTAGAGGCTGTGTCGCCTGACTTAGCAAAGGCTGGGCGTGATACTATTCATCAGCTTAGCGACGTTGCAGGCGAGACGCTTACGTCTATGCGCCCTGCGTTTGAGCAAGTGAAAGATAAGTTTGATCGGTTGTTTCAGCCTGTTAAAGACTATGCTGCAAAGAAAGTAAGCGCACAGTTTGGTGCGCGTTTGAATCGCGGTGCTATTAACGGCCAACGCGTCATTAATAAAGTTGATGAGCTGTTTACGCGCAACAAGATGTTTGAGCTGCGGGACGTTGCCGAAAAGAACGACTTGCTTAAAAACGCAATGGCCGACTATGCTAATCCAAATCTTGCGCCTAAGCAGCGTGCCGTAGCATTGCGTGCCGTTAAGCGAGAGTTGAACGACAACGTTTTGTTTAATAGCTATCGTCGTTTTATTAAAGAGCAAGAGAGCTTGCTTAACGACATTGCTGTAGGCACACAAAGTGTTAAGCGTAGTCGTGGCTACATGTCCGTTGCTGCTGATTCAAAAAGCAAAGCAGACTTGGCTACGCGTTCCCTTGAAGCAGAGCGTAAAGCAAGCGAGCAAGCTGCACGATTGTCTACTGCTGATGTAAGCGCCAAGGAGAAGATGAAAAATGCGCGCTTAAACGCTGACGGTACTGGGCTATCCAAGGCTGGGACTGAAGCCCCAATCATGAACCCAATCGACTCTCACCACTACTGGATGCGCTCGCACGCACAGCTTAACGAAATGAACAAGGTGCTGGGCTTACGCGGCGCACGCACTGAGGAAGAGCTGGCTGAGGTTGCACGTGGAGGCTTCTTTGGTAATCAGCTCCGCGCAAAGCTTAAGTCTTCTGGCTACAGCGATGAAGTTGTTGGTAATGCTGTAGAGATTTACAACCAAGTAGTGTGGGGCAGTCAGCGCGGCATGGCTAAAGAGCTTCAAGCGCTTCGTAACGTAGGCTACGCATCCGCTATCGGCAACCCTTACGGTGCAGCGCTACAGTTCCACGATTTGTTCAACAGCGCTTGGGCTAATGGCCGTCGTGAAACTATGCAAGCGCTTGCTAAAAAGAACGGTTTTGATATTAGCGTTAAAGATGTTGGTATTGCGCAGCAGATTCATAGCGAGATTGTTAACGGAGCTAAGAAAGCAGATGGCTCTTTTACTGAGTCGGCGCTAGCGGACTGGGCAGCGTCACGTTCTCAGAAGCTTGTAGACTTTGCTATGACCGCTTCTGGCTTTAGAGGAATGGACGGCTGGTCTAAAGGTAAGATTATGTCCGCTGCTTTGGGCAAAGAGTTTAACCAGCTTGCGTCTAGTCCAGCTAAGTGGCGCAGTAAGTGGCGCAATACGTTTGACCTTGCGGAGCTTAACGAGCTTGAAGCAGCACTAAAGAACAAAGAAACTAGCAACGAATTGGTTAAGCAGCTTGCAGCTATTAACTTATCCGACTTGCAGCCTATCAGCGCAGCAAGTAGTTCTTTGACGCAGCTTAGCATTCCTAACGCACGCATTCTGTATATGCTCAAAGGCTTTGCCATGACACAGCTACAGCTTATTCGTAAGCGTGTCGGTGGAGAGCTTAAGCAAGGAAATAAAGAAGAGGCGCTGAAGGACATGCTTGCGTACTTCTTGATCTCTGGTGGTGGGTACGGTGTGGTAAACGAAACGCGGCAGCTTGCTAAACTAGAGTCTCCTGACTACGGTAACGTACCGGCCCTAGCGTTTTACCAGATGATGTCTATCCCGACGCTTGGCGCATTTGGCGGCAATCAGTACGCTGCGCACTTGTTCCAGCAAAACCCCTATGAGCAGATTACGTCTAACTTTGTGCCTGTGGTTCCCGTTGCGGAAGGCGTAGGCAAAGACTTGTCTAATCTGTTTACGAAGGGAGAGATCGTGCCTAACGAAACGCT